AATCTCTTCATAATGAAAAAGCAGATGCACGAACAAGACTCTCTGGAGCAGGTGCATCATTTCCATCTAAGATCTACCAAAGATGGTTTGCCGACTTCGCAAAAGAAGGAGGACATAGAGTAAACTACCAAGCAGTTGGTAGTGGTTCAGGTCGAAAAGCATTCCTTGATGAAACAGTGGACTTCGGAGCATCCGATGATCCTATGAAGCAAGGTGATATAGCAAAAGCAACAAGAGGTATGGTTCAGATACCTATGACAGGAGGCACGATTGCTTTCGGTTATAATAATCCTGATTGCGATTTAAAACTTACACAAGAGCAAGCAGTTCAGGTTGCTATTGGTGAGATAAACAACTGGTCACAGGTAGGATGTGATGACCAAGCAATGACTTGGGTATATCGTTCTGATGGTTCAGGAACTACTGCTGCTTTCACAAACTCTATGCAAGCATTCAGTAAGAAGTGGAAGTTAGGTGTGGGTAAATCAGTTGCTTGGCCTGTGGGTATAGGTAACAAAGGTAATGCTGGTGTTGCTGGTAATATCAGAACTACACCAGGTTCTATTGGATATGTAAATCAATCTTATGTTAAAGGTGAAATTAGAGCTGCTGAATTGCAGAATAAGAATGGTGACTTTGTTGCACCAACAGTTGAGTCGGGTGCTTTGGCACTCAATGGTATTACACTCGATGAGAACCTCGCAGGGACAGACCCTAACCCCACAGCAGAAGGTGCTTACCCCATTGCTACGCTTACATGGATACTTGCTTATGAAACTGGTAATGGTAACAAGACTGAAGCAGTGAAGGATACCTTTAGAACGTTACTCTCTACTGAGTATCAAGAGAAGGCATCTGTGCTAGGTTATGTACCACTCAGAGGTGACATCCTTGAGAAGTCTCGTGCTGCTGTTGAAAGAATTAGTAAGTAATGACTGCACCTACATTAACTGATCTGATATATCTAAAGAAAAATTATTTGACTAAGGATCAGTGTGAAATTATTATTAATGAATTTGAGGCAAGCTCACAAAAACCTGATCAGGAACATTGTGGGCATGCCTTTAATAATTTGGATGTATATTCTACCTTTAGAGTCAAGGAGTCTGAGGTAGGTACTGATAGTTTTAATATAATACATCAAACTATTGAGAATATAATTAATGAGTATCATGATTACCTTGATACTTTTAATGCCTTTCATGTTGCTAGGAGAGGTAGTATGTTACACCCTCATAAGTATCGTCTTATGAAATATGAGAAGGGTGCTTGGATACATCCTCATATAGATCATGATGTTACCATATATGGTAGTTGTACTATCAATTTAAATGATGAGTATGAAGGTGGTGACTTTGCGTTCTGGGGTGGCAAGCATAAATTGAAATTGGGGTTAGGTGATGTGATGATCTGGCCAGCAGATTTCTTTTGGGTACATGAGGTAGAAGAAATAACAGATGGTACTAGGTACTCTGCAAATACTTTTCTATGTTCTACACCAAAAACATTACCTGAAACTGTAAGATATAATGTGAGAGGTGTATGAAAACTATTGCTATTGTTGGTGGTGGTACTGCTGGATGGCTTACTGCTCATCAATTTCTTAGAAAAATAAATCCAGAAATAAAAATAGTTGTAGTGTCTTCCTCACAAGTTCCTGTTATAGGAGTGGGTGAAGGAACTACAGGTCTTTTTACTGAGTTGATCCATGAACTGTTTGATGAGAAAGAATTTTTAAAAGAAACAGAATCTACTTATAAGATAGGTATTCGACATAGTGATTGGGATCAAGTAGGAAAATCTTTTTGGTCACCATTAGGTGATGAGTACTCTGGTGAGTCCTCCTTTCCTTCACCAGACTATGATGATGTTAGGGTGTGGCATATTGCTAATGGATTAGAGTATGATAAGTCATTCCAATCTCGTTTAATGGCAGAGAATAGACTTCATATTTCAAATGGTGAAAGTATATACACTAAGTTACATGAGGAACATGATGGATATAGTATACCTGTTGCATATCATTTAGATAGTCATAAGGTTGGGGAGTATTTAAAAAGGAAAGCATTAGAGAAATCTAATTGTTCTCATGTTGAAGGTAAAGTAGTAGCTCTCGCTCAAGATAAAGATGGTTCTATACATCACCTTGTCTTAGATGATGATAGAAAAGTTGAAGCTGATTTTTATATAGATTGTTCTGGGTTTTCTAGAATATTAATTAATAATATTACAGATAATAATTTTGTATCATATGATAATGATCTTTTAGTAGATAGTGCTTTAGTTTTTACTAGAGATTCTAATGATATTAAAAACTATACTCATGCTCATGCATTAAAGAATGGATGGATGTGGGAGATACCTACACAAACTAGGATGGGATGTGGATATACTTTTAGTAGTAAGTTTACTGATAAGGATAAGGCATATGATGAGTTAGGTGATGTGGAGATAAAAAAACATATCACATTTAACTCTGGAAGAATAGAAAATCATTGGTTTAAGAATGTATTATCAACAGGTCTTGCTAGTGGATTCGTTGAACCATTGGAAGCTATTTCTATTCATGCTACCATCTTACAGAATCAAGAGTTCTTAGATAATTATTTTAAACCTAGTTTAGATCTAAACTGTGATGCTATTCAGGAACAGTATAATGAAGATGTTAATTATATGTGGGATAATTTTAGAGACTTTCTTGTGTTCCATTACATTTCACATAGAAGAGATACTGATTTCTGGGTTGAATCTTCTAGTCCAGAAAGATGGAGTCCTAGATTAACTAGACTAATAAAAATATGGGGATGTAGAATGCCAAGGGTTACTGATTTTAAAATTGGTAAGAGTAATGATTTTCATGCTATGGGTAATCCATTATGGTATAACATTGCTATTGGTATGAACATGTTAGATCCATTACTTGCTTTACAAGAGTTGAATGACTATGGAATATATGATGCAACTGAAACTCATTGTAAAAATACATTTGATGCCATAGAGAAAGCACTACCATCGATGGTTAAGACAAACGATTATTATATGCATATATAATGTACAACAAAAGAGACCCAAGAGGTCTCTTTTTATATGGAGACTTAAATGAATGTCTATTTAAATTTAAAACCAAATAATCATGCTGGTGAATCTGACCTCTTGACAGTTGATGTACCTTCGAGTTATACTGAAGAACTATTACGCTATGTCAGACCTATTGCCGAAGAAAAAAATGTTCCTGAGTCACGAATACTCAAGGATATAATTAAACAATCTATTAACGAAATACAACGGAGAGATTATGAGCGTAAGAATCGTAAGAATGCGAAACGGTGAGGATGTGATTGCTGATCTCTATGAGGTGACAACTAAGGAAGAACCTGAGAAACCCATAGCATTTCAATTACGTAACCCTTATAATGTTTATGTCATGGAAGAAGGTCTTGAGGATGATGATATCCAAAAGGTCAGTGATCCAGAGATAAGTTTTAGACCTTGGGCACCTCTCTCATTAAAGGATACAATCATGTTGAAACTTGATGAGGTCGTGACAGCATATGAAACTTATGAAGAAATTATCAAAAAGTATAACGAACTAGTAGGAGCAACTAATGGAAGAGGAAATAGTACAGACACCGCAGGAAGCACCATTGGAACCGATGGAGGATTCAATGCTTCAGCAGCAGATCAAGATAATCCTGTTGAAGCAACGACCTGAGTATCTGGTTGGAGCAGTGACAGAACTTGATGAGGAACCTAGTATCCTTATGGAAGGATGTTATGAGGTCACTGATGAGGGACTCACACCATTTCCAAAGCATAGTTCCCAACGTGACATGTTCTTGACATCTGACGTTGTTTTGAGTATACTGGATCCAAGTCCCGAAGTAGCTAAGCTCTACAACGATATTAAATGAGTCAGTTCTATACGAACATCCAGTTAGCAGGGGACACTATCCTGTATAGAGGGTATGAGGATGGTAAACCTGTCCAGTTTCGTGGACAGTTTTCACCTACGTTATATGTTCCATCTAATAAGGAAGAGGAATTCCATACATTAGATGGTAGACCTGTAAAACCTATAGAGTTCATGACGGCAAGGAGTGCCAGAGAATTCATTAAACAGTATGATGGTGTAGAAGGATTTGAAGTTTTTGGTTATGAGCGTTTTGTATATCAGTATATAAGACGTGAGTTTCCTGGTGAGATAGATTATAATATCAATCAGATGAAGATCTTTGCATTGGACATTGAGGTTCAGTGTGATAATGGATTCCCTTCTGTAGAAGAAGCAGCAGAAGAGATGCTATCTATTACAGTTAAGGATCTTGTAACTAAAAAGTTTTTTGTTTGGGCAGTAAGAGAGTTTGATGTACCTGATGGTATAGAAGCAAATATTTTTTGGAGTGAGAAAGAAATGCTTTGTCATTTCTTGGAGTGGTGGACATTAAATACACCAGATATATTGACAGGATGGAATGTTAATTTGTATGATGTACCTTACATTGCCCGTCGTGTAAACAGAGTCCTTGGTAGTAAGTGGATGAGATCACTGTCACCTTGGAACAGAGCAAATGAGAGGGAAGTATATGTCCAAGGACGTAAAAATTATGCTTATGATATCTCTGGTGTCAATATCCTTGATTACCTTGATCTATATCGTAAGTTTACATATTCAAATCAAGAGTCTTACCGACTTGACCACATCGCTTTCGTCGAACTTGGTCAGCGAAAAGTTGATCACTCTGAATACGAAAATTTCAAGGACTTCTATACCTCTGACTGGCAGAAGTTCATGGAATATAACATCCAAGACGTTGAACTAATTGACCGTCTTGAAGATAAGATGAAGTTGCTAGAACTAGCAATTACTATGTCTTATGATGCGAAGGTAAACTTTGAGGATGTGTACTCACAGGTTCGCATGTGGGATACCATCATTTATAATTACCTACGTGAAAAGAACATTGTTGTCCCACCTAGAAAAGGATCTAAAAAGGATGAAAAATACGCAGGAGCCTATGTCAAAGAACCGATTCCAGGAAAGTATGATTGGGTGGTTAGTTTTGACCTCAATAGTCTGTACCCTCATCTTATTATGCAATACAACATTTCCCCAGAGACCCTCAGGGAAACTCGACATCCCAGTGCGAGCGTTGAAAGGCTCTTAAAACAGGAGATTGGTATAGATGGAGATTATGCAGTTTGTGCGAATGGAGCACAATTTAGGAAGGATGTACGTGGGTTCCTTCCTGAACTTATGGAGAAGATATACAGTGAGAGAGTCATCTTCAAGAAGAAGATGCTTCAAGCAAAGCAGGAGTATGAAAAGAATCCTTCTGTTGAACTGACCAAGGAGATTGCTAGATGTAATAATATACAGATGGCAAAGAAGATCTCTTTGAACAGTGCTTATGGTGCTATTGGTAATGAGTACTTCAGGTATTATAAACTAGCTAATGCAGAGGCAATCACTTTGTCTGGACAGGTTTCTATCAGGTGGATAGAGAATAAGATGAATGCTTACCTAAATAAATTGTTACAAAGTCAAGACATAGATTACGTCATTGCATCAGATACCGACTCAATCTATCTTAATCTTGGACCTCTTGTTGATAAATTTTTTAGTAATAAGTCTAGTGATAAGGCTAGGATCGTGGCCTTACTTGATAAGATCTGCCAAGATAAGTTGGAACCGTTTATTGACTCCTCGTATGAGGAGCTTGCAGCGTATGTTTCTGCGTATGATCAGAAAATGATCATGAAGCGAGAGAACATTGCTGATAGAGGAATATGGACTGCCAAGAAAAGATACATATTAAACGTATGGGACTCAGAAGGAGTCAGATACAAAGAACCCAAGATGAAAATCATGGGACTAGAGACCGCTAGGTCTTCTACACCAGCATACTTTAGGGATAAATTATATGCAGCTTTTCAGATCATTATCGGCAAAACAAATGATGAGCTTATCTCATTTATCAATGACGTGCGAGCAGAGACAAGAGAGCGACCTTACGAAGAAGTCGCATTCCCCAGAGGAGTTAACAACCTTGAAAAATACAAGCACAGAACTGACATCTATAGTAAAGGAACACCAATCCACGTAAGAGGTGCTTTACTATACAACCATTATGTTAAGAAACATAAAATTGAAAACAAATTTCCTTTCATTCAGGAAGGAGAGAAGATAAAATTCATGTATCTAAAAACTCCTAATCCAATCCACGAGAACTGTATCAGTTTCTTTGGGGATCTACCAAAGGAGTTTGGTATAGAGAAGTACGTTGATTATCAGACACAATTTGAGAAGAGTTTCTTGGAACCTCTCAAAAATGTGCTACAATGTATTGGGTGGACACACGAAAAAGTTATTACTATTGGGAGTTTCTTTGAATGACTAAAAAAGTCTACGTTGTCACT